AAAATTCCAGTGCCCTATCCTTGACATAGGGCATGTCACCAAGATTCTCTCCCTTGGCAACCATAACGAGAAAGCTTTGAACTTGTTGACGAAGAATAGCGTCTCTATCAGACTTGAGATCCTGAATAATAATCGTTCTTAGCAATTCTTGAGATGGAAACTCCTTATATTGCTTTTGATAACCAACATATTTGTTGGCAATCATCTTGAGATAGGCATGTTCGAAATATCCTACGTCAAGAACCTCAGCAAATTGAGAGGCCCAAACTCTGTCAAAAATCATCGCCTGCAATATTTTCTCTTGAAATTGACGATCAAAAGTGAAATGCTTCCCAATCGTCTTGTCTTGCTCTGACATACGTTCATTATCCTTCTTTTAGAAATTAAGAGTTAAAGTTGTAAAGAAATATTCATCCCCGATAGAATCAACATCTCCTGTGTCTAGGTAAAGATGTTAGTCGGAGACAAATCTCACAGGAATCATTTATTCAAATAAAGTTGTTCTAAATGTAGCGGATAACCGATCATAATCAATGTCGGTCACTACCCCTGCTTGTATCATAGTACGAATCAACTCAAGTTTATTTAGAGTTGGTGCAAAGTTGTCTACCGTATAATCTATTTTCTGAATTTGACTAGCAGACAGACTATTAGAGCTAAGATACATTAAATCCCAATTTCTTTCTAAAATCGACTCAGAATTAAGAACGTCAGCATATGCCTTGATTTTAGATTTTTCTTTAATTTTTTCTTGGCAATATTCCAGAATGTCCTTAGCCTGATAATCAATGTCTGGATTTGATACCATAGGAAATCTCTTGGCAACAGTTTTTAGACCAATACCCTCAATACCAGGAATGTTATCTGACTTATCTCCAACTAGGGTTCTTGATAAACAGAAGTTTCTTGGGGAAATCTTATACTCCTCTAGTATTTTTTGACTAGATACCAATATCTTCTTTCCAGGATCATATATTTCAATACTAGAATCCTCAAGAAGTTGATAAAAATCCTTATCTGAAGATACTAAAATCTTTTTGGCCTCTATATTTGCTAACTTATTTTGTAACAAATATGCAATAATGTCATCACACTCACACTCACTCACATATAACTGACAAACTGGAAGTTGTTTGATAATCTGAGTTAGCAAATGAAGCTGTCTTAGCTTGTTTTCTTGGTCGTTCATCAACCAAGCTCTTTGTTTGTTCGTGTCCTTATTTAAATCCGCAAAAGATTCTTTGTCCTTTGCTCTATTTGCCTTATATCCTTCGAAAATCTTTCTCCTCCTGGCACTGCCGCCACCCTGTTCCCACACAACAAACATTTGTTTAGGAACAAAGTTATTTGCCAACATATTCAAATACTTGAGAAATCCAACAACGCCCCCAACAGGATCACCAGATGTTGTAGTGGCCTCATTTACAACAAATGAACGAATAAAAATATTCATTCCATCAACCAAAATTATTGGTCGTTCTGTTTTGTGATTTTGTTTGAAAATTAAATTAACTGGGGACATTGTTGGTTCTCAAAGTAAAAGATTTTAGACGCCCGTCGAACCGAACCCGGAAGAACCTCTGCTTGTACTGGTGACAATATCAGATTCCTTGATTACAACCTCACCAGCCGTGGAAACCTTATAAACTACCAACTGAGCTACTCTTGCACCAACACCAAAGGAAACGGGATCTCCCATGTTGCAAAGGATTATTCCAATTTCTCCACGATAAACAGGATCGATGATCCCACCAATAGGGAAAACCCCCTTGCTGGCCAGTCCAGAACGACCCTCAACCTTCAAGAAAATCCGATTGCGATCCTTGTCCATGATGGGCATGTCAGCTAGGATAAGCCCTGTGTTGATTCTTTTGAACTCTCCTTTATTAAGAGAAAAAGACTCACAACAAGAGACATCAAACCCAATGTCTCCTATCTTGGCTGCCGAAGGCATAAGAGCAGCCTCGTGGCATTTCTTGAACTTAATCGGAATATCAATCTCAGCTTGTAGGGCAGGAGGAGTCTCCCACGCCAAATTGTCAGTATTCCTGTCAGGCTTCTTGTATGTCATTTTATTTCCTTACTCATCCAGATCCCCGGCACTAGACTCACTAATCCTGGCAGCCGTTATTTCCTCAATGGAATCACTGTTGACACCAGCATATGTTGCATGTTCCTCTGTCAGGGGCTTCATTATATAGGCATCATCCATCAAGGCATCCATCCAATCCTTGTTTTTTGGATCATAGAGAATCTCGTCAAAGTTGGATTTATTGAATTTCTTCGTATAAACCTCTGCCTTGGTCTTGAGATTGGTAACGGTAAATGTCTTCCAGGCTCCAGTTCCCTCTACTAAAATAGAAACGTCACCATGTTTGACTGCTCCGCTTTTCTCGCAATGTTGACGCAAGAAATCAAAAACCTGCTCATGTTCCCTAATTCCCTTGCCAAAATGAATCTGGAAGGTACACTCGCGGAAAGGTCTGGCGACCTTGTTTTTAATTGTCTTGGCCGTAACCTCAATGCCATAGACATTTTTGTCCTTGTCTTCAAGATGTTTGCCGCCAGTTAGTTTAATTCTGGTGCTCGTGGAATATGGAATAGCCATACCTCCTGGTGTTGTTGTCGGATCTCCATACATAGTGTTGTGTGACAAAATATCATTACTCAGATATGAATGTGTCTCCTCAATCTCCATATCTGCGATTTCTATTTCTTTGCCAGTATTCTCAATCATAAATTCTTGCCAACCAGAAGAAGTTTTCACACTAAAAAACTTCTCATTTTTGAAAATGACCCCAACTTCTTCCCAGGTTTCCACGTTGGAATCATTATTTTTAATATAAACCCTGTGATCTGGAGAGCAAGAGAGTTGTTTGCCGTCCTTTGTGGCTAACATCATGTGAGGAGCATTTGGTTTTCTCACTATTTTTGTTATTTTACTCCAGACCTCTTTTCCTTCTTCATCTTGAGTTTTAATCTCCCAGGGTTCTTTAATAATAACGGGTTCTCCAATGGGCATTTTATTAAAATCATATCCCATATCATCAAACATTTTTTTTACAGTGGCTGTAATATACATTTTTCAATACTCCTTAAAATTCTTGCTTTAACATCATCGAAATTTTGATTTATATCTTGTTCCCAAATAGGGAACACGAAAAACCCCATTTTCCTACCGTAGTCTCGTTTGGCAAAATCTCTTTTAATGGCCCATTTTTGATAATCATTTATCGGCTTCGTATATACTTTTGGATTACAATGCCAATCAATAGTGTTGGTTTCACCCTACTTTACGATATTGAACAATTGTGTCTGGGCTAACGCAGCCGATTTTCATACGATTTTGCGAAACCAACATAAGTAGAACCTTTTGATTGGCAATGACGTTGGCTATTTTTCTCATACCCTTTGACAGAACCCTGGCCTGAAGCCCTATGGTATTCTGATCGTATTCTCCTTCAAGCTCTGCCTTAGGAGAGGACTGAGATACAGAATCCCAGATAACAATGACCGGAACATCCTTCGTCATTGATCTTGCCTTGGTAATTGTACTTTCAATGATTGTCAGGGTTTCCTCCGTACAACCAGATTGAACGAATACGAATCTCTTTGAAATATCAATGCCTAAATCTGCTAAGTTGTCAATATTTGTAGCATTTTCTGTATCCACATAGACTACGATTCCACCCATTTGCTGAACAGAGTGTGCAGCGGCAAAGCATAGGTGAGATTTTCCTAGTCCTGGTTGAGCCTGAATCTCTACGATTCTTCCCTCTGCCCAACCGCCATTTCTTCTGTTTCCAATGATATAGTCAAGCTGACGAGAACCTGTGGATATCCATCTTTTAATCTCAGTTGGAGAATCATCTGATGCAAGGTTGAAGGCTATATTTGAACCATGTTCCTTGTTTATTTGACGGATTAATTCTTGAGAAAAATCATCATTTTGATGATCGGTCGTTGACTGATTAGCTTTTTCTTTTTCTTTTGGTTTTGCCATTTGAGTTTCCTTACCAGAGACAATTCTAACATAACAGCTTGTGTGTGTAAACAGCAGATACAACGAAGTCCCCCTAAAAAGGGGGACTTCGTTGACTACTTCTTATTTTGATTTCTCTTTGAAAATCAGTCCATATCAGCGAAAGCAGCATCAACCTCTGCGGCTGCTTTTGTAACATCCTCAGAGACACCTCTGACAGTTCCTTCGGAGGTTACTGGTGCAACAGCCTCAGCCGCTGTACTTTGCATTGTAAGGAAATTCTGAAGAATTTCAGACATTTCATCCTCAGTTTTTACCTGAGAACCGAAATAAGCAGCAAAGTCAGGACGAGATTTCAGGACAGCATCAATCTGCTCTTTCTTGGCAAGCATTTTGCTGGACTTTCTACGAGGCTGAAGCTTAATGTCCTTCACTGGATAATTATTGAAGGTCTTGTCAGTTGCCGACACAATGACAGTAAAGTCATATCCAGTCTCTGGAGAGAACATATCCTCCTCAACATAATCTGGATGAACCAGAATGGCATAAATGTCCTTGCAAAGTTTTGGAGAAATCTCCCAAACCTGAAGACCCTTTTCTTCCTGACCGCGAACTATGATGGCAGCATAGTAACGCTCCTTGGGAGTTAGCTTCTTGCGAACAAGCCAAGCTTCCTTGGAACGATCCTTTGCAAGCTCCATAGCTGCCTCTTTCAGGCAGTCAGACTGACCAAAAGAAGAAGGCGTAACAAACCTTCTGTCTTCTAAATCCTTGTTATCATAATAAGCAACCTCATAAAAAGGCTGTGAGAGGGGATTTCCTTCCTTGTCTGCCAGAGGCACAAATCTAACGTCATAGGTGCCAATATCAAATTTGGCCCATGTCATCTTCTTTTGATCACCCTTGGTATTTGTAAGCCCAACAATCTTCTGTTTAACGGAATCTAACGAATAACTACTCATTTTATTTTCTCTTTCTTTGTCGGCATAATATAGAGCCGAATTCAACACTTATAAGTATGCATCATCATGGTCACTTTGTATCGCTTTTCACGGTTTTTTCAGCAAAATTCCCTTCTTGGAAGCCCTTGAAATCATTCGGTTTTTTGTTGTCATATTTGGGCTCTTTTGGCATCACGTTATATGCCGTTTTTATGACATTGAACATTGCTTCCATGCCATACACTATCTTAGGCACATCCTCCTCACTTATATACCCAGATAAGACCTGTTGATGAAGACCTTCAAGATCCACAAGTAATAATCTCGTGAAATCTTCATCTGAGTTTTTATACTCCCAGGCAGCTACACCTGAGTCCACAGGAGAATCCCTGTGCTCATCATCCACAGGGATTGTATTTTC